TAATGTCTTTATACTTATCAGTAAATTGCCAAGATTTACTAAACTCAGACCACCTTTGTAATGTTAAAAATATTACTGGAACCTTTTCACCATCAATTGCGATAGATAAATCGTTATCAACAAATTCAATAAATGTTGAATCAATATCTTCATACATTACACCTCTAGGTAAGAATGTTCCTTTATAAGCAATATCATCCAATATGTTTTGTCTCTGTTCAAAACCAACAGGTTGTCTAGTTATTCTTATATCTTTTTTAAAGCCCTTAGGTACTGCGCACATGTTATTATTTATTTAAACCCCACGAAATTCATTAGCATCTATTGCAGCACAAAGTACTGTCCTAAATGCACCTTTATATCCTAAAATAGTGTGTGTATTATCGTAAGTTTTCTTACCATCATTAACCACACTAAAATATCTTAATTCACTCTCATTTACAGCATAACCAACATAATCACCATAACTTAACTCAATATCCAATTCAGCTAATTGAGCTTCATATATTGAAAATGTTAATTGACCATCTTGCAAATACCTCAAAGAACCAGAACCACTATTATATGTTTTATTTTCTGGTGCTGACAAATTAGGCATCACCTTTAATTCAACAGGTGGTAAAAATCTAACACCATCAATTGTTGATTCACCATATAAACTGTCTGAAGATGTTAAAGTTCTATCGACTCTATATAGAATTATAGTGAAATTACCATCCTCTTCAATAGCCTCCCTACCAAATGAAATTTCCAAATCAAAATCTTCTCTACTGAAGAATCTATTGTTTCTATTTATTGGTATTATTCTGGGTCTTGACATAAGTTTTTTAGATAAATATTTACAATAATATAAATGACACATTTAATATTGATTTTTATTTAAATTTCCATATATTTAATAGTATTTTGATTTACAATAACGATAAAAATAAACGAATGGATTAATTTTGATTAATTTAGAAGACATAGGTGGATATTCAGCAATATCTAAATTAAAAGAATATGAGGGTAAAAACCCATATATTAAAAAACTTAAAAAGAGATTGCTAAAAGATGGTAAACTATCATTAACTGAAGCCCAAAACAAATATATAATCGATAATATCGATAAGGAACCAATCCCAATAAATAAAATTGTACCGATAAGTGAATTTTTAGGTGAAGCACTACAAGAAAGTGAAAAATTAAATTTTAAACCAGAAAGAATTCAAATACTATATATGCTCGCAGAAACTGATAAAACATATCATGTATATGCTAAGTTAACTAGGAAACAAGAAAAACCTGGAATGTATTTCTTACCAAAGACACAAGTACTTGAAGACCCGTATTTTCATGATTATGACATTGATGTGGATTTTGAAAAATATGAAAAATTAGACCAATTTGTCAATTGGGATGGTAGCATTGGTAGAAAGGTACTTGACCATCAAAAGAAAGGTATAAAGTTCTTATTAACTAGAAATGGTGCGATATTAGCTGATGATATGGGTTTGGGTAAAACCATGCAATCAATTATTTCTGCTTTAGAAAGTGGTGCTAAAAAGATTTTAATTGTTTGCCCTTCTTCAGCAAAAATAAATTGGGAAAGAGAAATAAAATTCTTTCAAGAAGATAGTGTAGCTATTGTCAGTGGCTCAAGATGGTCAAGTGCTAAATTTACAATTATAAATTTTGATATACTTAAAAATTTCCACACATTAAAAGATGATAATAATGATGGTATGGAACCATTAAGGGATTTGGTAAATTCTAAATTTGATTTATGTATTGTTGATGAAGCTCATAATCTAAGAAATAAAAATAGCACAAGAGGTGCAATTATGACTGAATTGTGTGTTGATTATGGTATTGAAAAAGTTTGGTTATTATCTGGAACACCAGTTGCCAACAGACCTATGGATTTTTATAACTTATTAAGATTAATTAAATCACCATTGGTTGATAATTGGAAATTCTATGCTCAAAGGTATTGTGAGGGTAAACAAATCACAACAAGATTAAAAAATGGTAAACTTAAAAAGGTGTGGATAACAAATGGTGCGTCTAATTTAGATGAATTATCAATTAAAACTAGAAATTTATTACTTAGACGAATGAAGAACGAAGTTTTAGATATGCCAGAAAAAACAATTATACCGAATTATTATAAATTAAATAGCAAACAATGGGCAGAATATGAATCACTTTGGGAAGATTATTTAATTGAAAGAAAAAAACAAAAAAAGAGAGGTGGTATCCAAAGAGATTTAGTTGAATTGGGATTATTAAGAAAATATATCGCAATGCAAACAATACCACAAACTACTGAATTAGTTGATGAAATAATTGAACAAGGTCACAAAGTAATTATTTTTACTTGCTTTACAGATGAATTACGTGAATTAGAAAATTATTATGGAAAGAATTGTGTAACACATTTTGGTGAGATGAATGAAAAAGATAAACAAAAATCTGTCGATAGATTTCAACAAGATGGTGGACCGATGGTATTTATTGGTAACATAATATCAGCTGGTGTTGCAATTACCTTAACAAAATCACCATATGTTGTATTCAATTCATTTGATTGGGTTCCTGGTAATTCTGAACAAGCTGAAGATAGGAGCTATAGGTTAGGGCAAAGGGAGAATGTTACAGTATATTACAATTTATTTAGTGATACAGTTGTAACAAAAATGTGGTATACATTAAAAAGAAAAAAAGATATAATAAATCAAATAATGTCAGCAAATGAAAATATGAGTGATGTTATTGAAAATGTTGTAGATTATATAATAGAAGATAAAAATGATTAATTATGGTTAGACTGTATGGGTTTAAAGGTTGTCCTTATTGTGATGAATTAAAAGATATGTATGATAAAAATAATATTGATTATACCTTTGTTGATGTCACATTAAAAGAAAATGATGCTGAAACTGAAAAAGTATTTAAAATAGCAAATGAAGATAGTGTCCCAATTATTTTGGTTAAAAAAACAATATTAGCACCAGAAAAATCATTTAAAAGTATAGAAGAAGCATATGATTTAACGCTTAAATTTTTAAATGAGTAATTTGTATATTACTGAATTAGCAAATATTTATATATAAATAAGACACATGGACTTTAGTCAAGAAGAAAAACAAAAAATATTTGAACAATTCAGAGTATCAATGGGTTGGCCCAATCGTAAAGTTGAATTGGATGATGACCAACTTTGCGTATTACTTGAAATATCAATTGAAGATTATGCACAATACACTCAAGAATGGTTAATTGAGCATCAATGGATGTCTTTGTTAGGTAAAAACATTGACACTGTTGATATGGCATTTGCATTAAGTGTTAGAAGTTTAGATTTCTCAACCTCATATACATTTGCATATTCAAAACAGGTTGGATTACAAACTAGAGGTCCATGGGAATTAAAGAAAGATTATATTAACGTTGAAGCTGGTAGACAAGTTTATGAAATACCAGCTGGTAGAGAAATAAATGAGGTTTTATGGGTCACACCACCAACAACAGATAGAGCATTATTTGCAAACTATGGTGGCCTTAATTATGGATTAGGTGGTGGATTTGCACAAATGGGTTCTGGAGGTGGAGCTATGGGTGCTGGTATGGGTGGTGCTGGTATGGGTGGTTATTTCATCGCACCAGCTTATGATATCTTATTAACAGCATCTGATTTCAATTTAAAAAACAGAATACTTAGAAGTGAATTAGTTTATAAAATAACAAAAGGTCCAAATAATACTAGATTATTACATTTACTAAGCACACCAGGTTCTAAATTTAGTTTTGGTGGTGCAATAGGTAATCAAGGTGTTGGTGGTGGAATAAACCTAACTGGTTGTCAAGTATGGTACCATTATTATGATGTAGACCCAACAGATGTTGATGAATGTAGAAGATTAAATCCAGATATTATTTTAACACCTAATGATGTTCCGCTAGCTAAATTAGATTATTCTAAATTCAACGAACCAACAAAAACATTAATACGTCAATTATTCGTATCTGAAGCAAAAAGAGCATTAGGTAGAACAAGAGGTAAATTCGGAGGCATTGTAGGTCCACCAGATGCTGAAAGAACTATGGATTATGATTCATTATTATCTGAAGGTAATGAAGAAAGAAGGATGGTTCTAGAAAGATTAGATACTAGATTAGATAGATTATCCAGTACTAAGATGCTTGAGAGAGCAGCAAATGAAGCTGAATATCTAAATAGAGCGCTTAAGTTTAGGCCGATGGGGTTCTGGATTAAATAAAAAAAGGGACAATTAATTCCCTTTTTTGTTATTAGAAATTCCATTCAGATTTTTCATCTTGTTCCTCTGGTTCAGTATTGATAATATTATTATCTGTTTTATCAATAGGTTCATATTCTTCATGAATATAATCTATAATTGTATCACCAGACATTGTTTTAACTTCTGCCTTATAATCTAACCACATTTCATACATATTATCAGCACCATTTTCCACTGACGAATAGAATATTGCCCTTTCTTTTGCATCGGATTCAAATTCAAATAAGTAAGCACCATTAAATAATATTTCACCCCATTTAATTGAAACTAAATTCCTATCAACAATATCAACAATAGATTCAAGATTTTTAGGTAATTTACCATAGGTTTTCATTCTATCATAATCTTTAACCTCTAATCTTTTAAGAATATTAGTCACCTCTTTCTTTTCATACTTTACACCATCCTCTTTTGCTATTCGCATTCTTTCGATATAATCCTCAATAATTAATTTCCAATCATCCTCATCTATAAAATTAGGTAGTTTATTAACCGATAACCAGAATTTAATTTCACGGTCTTCCATGCGCATTAAATCTTCCTCATAATCATCTTGACCATCTGGTTCAATTGGCATACCAGAAACTAATTGACATTCTAATTCAGTAAAGACACTTTTTTGTTGAAGTTTCATAAGTTTTGTTTTCTTATCCTTTTCAACACCAATTAATATTTTGTTTCTAATTTCTGGACTAAAACAAACTAAAAGTGATTCTATTCGTTTATTTAATGCTTCTAAATACTTAGCAACATTGTAATCCTCAACTAATAAATCTGGATTCTTTTCTATTTG